GATAGCAAGTGTTTGTTGTACAGGCCACGCCCACTCGTTTTTAAGTGATCCAGTAATACCAGGTTGGAAAATAAACTCGCCTGCGTGTGTGCTTGCATCACCAAACTTAAACTTAAGATCTCCACCGTCAGTAATAACAGTGAATACAGTTTCTTCTGCGTTTGCAGTTGCTTGCATCTTAAAGCGTTGTACACTTGCAATCGTTGGCGAAACTTCTACGTCCCAACTAGCACCTTTGAACTTAACAGTTTTAAGTTTTTCATTAATAATTTCTGCGTTCATAAAACGATAATCGTTCTTAAAGTCGCCTGCCGCATTTTCAAAATGAATGCCTACAGGAATATGAGAACCATTGCGTTCTGCACGTACAACATCAATAGTTGCGCCTTCTTTATATTCTGGACACTTCAAGTGAATGTCAAGTTTATTTAGGTTAGGCATACCAAAGGTACCCTTCATTTCTACTTGTGGTGCTTTAGTATTTGCTTGTAGAATAACAGAGCGATCCTCTGCCATGCTGTCAATACCAGTTTGTGCATCATCACCGTTCACTTTAACAATATTGAGGAAGCCAAGTGCATGTGTATGTGCAACGATGTCTTGTAAAATGTCTTTCATGTTTTTCTCCGTTCTTAATACATTATACACGAATACTATTCAAAGTCAAACAGATTATTGAAAGTATTCTTTTGTTCGGTTGATTTAATATCCCATTCTAGTACGCCAATCAAGTTATCTAACTTGTTGTCAATAATAGTGGATTCCATTTCGTCGTCATTAAATGGTAATTCTTGGAACCATTTAGGTAGACGTAGTTCATCCGTAGGATATGCAACCGAAGTATACCCCATTGGATTATTTTTTAATTTGCAAACAATAACTTTCATACCGTCAACAATTTGCATACTAAACTTGTCGTGGTTAAGATCTTTAAGTGTATTCCAGTTAATACTTGCTCTTACGTGACCAGGCATATTAACTTTACCTTGTTTCTTTTCACGAGCCGCGTAATCAGTAATGTTATTAGCACGTTTAGGTGAACCTTTTTCCCAACCTGGTCTTGCTTTAAATTGAGTACGGAAGTCTGTAATCATGTCAAGAACTTCGCCTTCAGTTGCACCTGTTAGTACGGCAAGAAGAACTTCGCTCAAAAAGTCTTGCATAAACACAGGAGTATCTGAACGCTTAAGGTCTAGGCCCATTGCTTTTACTTTACCTGGCTTGCCGTCAACATCTGTACGGAAACCTTCGTTATCATAAATTAGTACAGCATAACGTTTCTTAGTAATGAACAAACCCTTAATGCCTACAATTTCACGACCAGCCGCAATTACTTCACCTCGACTCTTTGGACAGTGAAATGCTTCACTCATAAAGTGAGGAAATGTTGCGTTTGCTTCTTCACAAATTTGATCATACAAAGCAATAACAGTTTCTTTGTTCCAAGGGATTTCCCCTTTGTCAATTTCTGCACGTAGACTTGTATACGCACTAAAGTATACAGAGTCAGTATCACCATAGATAACACTCTTACCTACGTGATTGTATTCGCCTGTAATAATCTCATTTACTTTCGATGCCATGTGTTTAGCAATAGCACGACCAGTTAGCGTAGTTGATTGACCTATGCGTTTGTCAAAAAATCTGCAACCAGGATTAAGAATGGCCCCGTAAAGAGAGTTAAGATTAATCTTTTTAACAAGTTGGCGTTTGTCCCAAAATGCAGTCTCAATTTTGTTTCCAGCGTCCTGTGCGGCAACTTTCTTTGCCTGCATTTCTTTACGTTCTGCATACCACCTCTTTAATAGTCCAGGAATAATACCATCATACTCTGTAGTAAAGATAGTGCCGTTAGCACTTAGCATCCAAGGTTGATGGCTATCATATATAAGTTGATAAACTTGTGCGGCACTTAGACTGTCGCTTTCGCCGTTTTCCCAGTCGATAGTAATTTCAATATCTTTACGCTGTTCCATAACGTAATCATATTCAAGACTACCAAACTTTCCTTCCCAAGCCGCGGCAAATGATTTCTTTTTAAGACGCATTTGCTCGTCAATAAATTGTTCTGTGTGATTTTGTCTTAATTGACCTACAACAGTTGCAGGGTCCATGTTGAGCGCACGAATAACTGACGGATACAGTGAGTTCAAGTCCATTGAACCAATCCAATCATGTAGTCCTTTTTTAGGATACGCAACATACGCACCCGCGGCTTGTGTATCACCTAATTGATCTTTTGTAATACGATTAGGTACAACAAAGCCACGTCTGTGTGCTTCGTTAATAATTGCTTGTTCTGTTACAGCAACAGCACCCATTGTTGTTGGAAGTAGCACAGTGTTTGCGTGAGCAAGTTCGTTTGCAAGATCAATAAACTTTAATTTTCTATCTAGTTTATCTAGTAGGGCAACGTCTTGTCTGTTATATTCAATAAACGTTTTAAAGTCGTTGTTGTATAATTGATCAAGTGTGCCTTCGTAAACAGTTTTGTTTTCACCTACTTCCATTTCACCAATTGCATCTAGTCGATACGTGTGACGTTCTTCATAGGTGTACTTACGATACAGTTCAAGACTGTCTAAATGTTGACGACCAATTAAATCATATGTTTCTTGTTCACGACCGTATTTTTCAAACTTACGTTTCTTAGGATATTGATCCCACAAACAAAAACGTCTTGTATCTTCTTTAGATAGTACTCGTGTAATACGGTTAACGGTATACGGAATATCATAACCTTCACTGTTCCAGCCACTTAAAATATCTGCGTCTTGGATTAGGTCTAAAAATGTGTCAAGCATTTCTGCTTCACTTTCAAACAAGTGTGTGTTTGGAAAGTCTTTAACTTCTTCTAATGCCTGTTCCATAGTAAGTGTCTTTGGTGGCATAGCAAGTGTAATAAGACTATCGAGCCATTGTAAATGTACTGTGATGGCTGTAATTGCAGTAAAAGGATCTTCAGGTGAACTGTAACCACGTTCAGGGTCAAAGTCCACCTCGATGTCGAAAAATGCAATATTTAGATTAGGAGCATCTTGTCCTAAGTAGTTTTCTTCAAGCAAACGATATACAGGATTGATGTCTGCTTCAAACAATCCACGATGCTTGTTAATTTTTTGTTCTTTAAGGAAGTCTTTCCAGGTTTTACATACGACTCGTGTTACACTATCACCAAAAGTACTTTTTGCCTTACCTTTAGCATCGCCGTAATAGAATACGTATCTTGCGGGGAATTCTCTGAACTCGCGTTCACCTTTTTTATTTCGTTCAACGACTTTGATAATATCCTTGTCGCGATCCCAGAGTGCGTCTACATAACTCAAATTGTGTTCTCCAATAATACCACTTGCGGCTGGCAAATACCTTTAATGCGATTTATGGCTCGCGATACCTTCTACACCTGTATTTAGAATTTTACTTAAATTTGTGCCTAAAGTCAACTGTTTTTTAATGTTTTCTTACCAAAAGCCTGCGGCCACACCAAAACCAAAAACGTTAACAACAGCAAAGTATGTTGTTAACACCATTGGCCATGCAATCTTACGTCTGTAGTACGCATAGATCGCAGTTAATGACCCTATAAAGAAACCCGGATAGACGACAGTCATATCGGGATTGTCTGCTGTAAATGCTAGTGTTACACTAGCACCTACAGTAAACACAAAACTTACTAGTTCAAAATAAAATGCTACCTTGTCAGTGTGATAACTGTGTAACCAAAAGTCTTTAATTTTTTGCAATTAAAGTTTGTCCTTTCCTGTAGTAACCATGATAGTTTCTAGATCATCAAACTCGTCAACGGCTTTATGCCATTCACCTTTCTGTGCAATCTTAATTGCTTTATTAATAAGGCTAGGCTTAATATCTAGTTCTTCTGCTACTGCCTTTACAGTGTCACGAAGGCCTTCTTGCAAATCTTGAACTTCTGTTAATACTGTTACGCCTTCGTTGACTACTTGAATTAGTTTGGCTTTTTCGTCTGCACCAAATACGCGATCACTCATTTAATACTCCTTGGGTTAATAGTGTGTGTTATTATATATAGATTTATGCTAGGAGTCAAGAAGTTTTTGCGAATTTGGTAGAGTTAAATTCCTTTAAGGAATTCTTCAAATTCTTTAGATAAACTGCTATCAATCGACTCTTTAGTCTTTGATTTAGATTCTTCGCGTTCTTTTTCTAAACGTGCTTTACGTCTTTTGAGTTCTGCTTGTAATTCTGGATCTTTATCTGTGTTTGGATCTGCTTGAATATCTTGTAATGCTTTACGTTTAGCACGATAATCTTCGTCGCTGATTTCTGTTAGTTTTTGGATTGATTCAAAGATACTAGATAGTTGACGTTCGATTTTATCTAAACGGTGTTCTACTGAATAAAGATTAGACCCTGTCACAGTGTTTTGTGCCATAGGAGTTGGTGTAGGTGCTGGTCTAGGTTTAGCACTAGTTACACCTGCAAGTGCCGCAAAGTCTGTAGCACTAACGTCTGATACACCTGGGATATGTTTTCCTGCTACACTTTCGTTAACTGCGGTTGCATGTTGTGTAGGATTAATATCTGCAGATTCTTTTTTTGCTAGAGTAACAGGAGCATCGTCGACTGTTAACCCTTTGTTTACAATACCTAAGTCGTTAAATTTACTTAAAATGTCGTGTAAGTCACCACTCATTATCTCATACCTCCGTCTGGTCCTGCATCACCGCTTTTAGGACCAATCGGAGTTCCGTCTCCGGCATAATTAGTGCCTGGATCTTTAGCAGGAGCATTAAGTTGTGCAAAATCTTTAGCACTAACAAATGCTACTTCTGTCTTTTTACTTTCCATCCATCCGAGTAATGCTTGGAATTGTTTACCGTTAGGACTTTCGATTGGTACAGTACTAAACCCTTGACGTTCTGCTTTTTGTGTAATAGCAGGAGTAATTTCAGTCCATTTGTTACTAGCAATAATAGGAGCAAACTTGCCCGCAGTTACTTCAAGTACAGGCTTGCCATTTTTCATTCGTACATAGTATGTAGGATTGCCTGGCTTTGCTAGAGGATATTTTTGCTCTTGTGCTAGTCTACTTTCTAATGTTTCGAAATAATCATCTTCTGCGTCTTTCATAGCAACCATTTGTTTACGTTTTGCTTGTTGACGCTCACCCTCCATGTATGCATGTAGGCCTTTAATTTCAGAATGAACACCGCTTAACTTGTTTTGGAACCACTCAGGAAACACACCGCCATCCCTAACATGATCTTCAATTTCGTCTGCCGCATACTTAATAAATGCAACTTGATTAATAACCATTTCTTCTTCGTAGTCGTTTGCTGGTTCGTCGTAATGATCTTCACCAATGCTGTTATTAACTGGTTGCTCTGCGTCCATACCTAACCCCTTCTTAATAAGTTTAAGGAAACTATCTAGAGTATATGGATCTTTTTTAAGAGAAGCGATAATTTCTTTGTTACGCTTTTGAATTTCTGATTCAGGTAACCCCATGCTTCGCAGAACATTGATAATCATATCGTCTGTGAAGTTCAAAATAGCACCAAGAATCTCGCTGTCGGTTGCTTGGTTATATGCATCTCTTTTTTGTTGAGATAAGTTAGGTTGTGTAGGTGTTGGCATTATTATGTCCTTCTTAGTGTTCCGCCAAAGATTGAAGTGCCCTTCATATCTAATGCGTTGTCAGTTGGTTTAATTGGTTTTGCTTTTGGTGGATTAGGTTGTTTACCTCTAATACCATAATCCTTACGTGCTTTCTTGTCGCCGATAGCAACATGCGGATTTGCTACGGATGCAATGTTACCTGCACTAGTAGCACCTGCTGTTGCACTTTCGTCTAGAGCATCTAACACGCTCATTACAGATGCACGTTCTTTAACACAAGAACCTTTTTCGCCACGCTTCTTGCCTGGCACTTTTTTGTAACCATCCCAACACTTGTCGTACATTTTATCGTTACCGTGTGCTTCTTCTACACTTTCTTCTGTTTTAACAGACTTCATCATGTCTGGAGCATACTTGTTATATACTTCGTGTTTAGGATCTAAAATCTTTTGTAGTCTTGAAATTTCTTTCCATTCTTCGCTACCTTTTGTGTAGTAACGATGATCATCCGAGTAAGCATAGAACCAGTCATGGCTTTTAAGTTTGCTGATGTAATCTTGCATACCTTCATCGCCTAATTCAGCCGCTAAACGTTGACGGTCTTTTTCTGCTTCTTGTGCTTTTCTTTCTAAATCGTCTTGTGTTTCTTTTTCTTTTGCTTGATCGTCTGCGTGTACTTTACCAAGCACGTCGCGCATTTTATCATTCATA